TTATGCCTCTTCCATAGTGTGGCGTTCAAAAGCTAGTGCTTCGCCCTTAGTGGCAAACTGCTTACGCACACGTCGCCCGCTACGCCCTGCGGGATAGCACTCGCAGATCCATTTTCCTGTAGTGAGTTTTCGTACTGCCATAAAAAAGCCCTCGTATCTGAGAGCTTAATTTAACTGTATGTTTGAACAGTGGTCAATGTATGATGATCGCTAGAGTAAACATCAATCAGCTTGGTAGATACCGGTAAGACTGAGGAGCAGTTATATTCCTACCGAGATCGCTCAATTGTAGGGGGTGTTCGTAGCGAGTAACATTGCCAATTTTAATCGCACAAGCTTTGGCGCGTTCATTAAAGTACAAATCGAAGAACTCTTTACTAATGCCTGCATGTTTTTTTGTTCGATGCCATACAGTTGAGGGCGAGTCTTCGAGTATTGATTCAATGTCAAATTCACCAACAACCTTACCTATCGGCATTGTGGCATAAATTACTACCGATTTAACTTCATTGTTTTTAAATAGTCCTTTACGAAACTCATATTTTTTTGAGCCGTTAAGGATCTTCTCAACAAATTCTGGTTTAATTGACAATAATACTTTCATTTACTTCACCTAATTCGAGGATTTTATTGAACTGTGAATCATTCAATTTAAGGACCCCCCAATAACTATTAGGGTTCAATCCTGCTTCATTAATTAGTGTAGCACGGTTTAATCTTTTTGGTAAAGCTAAATTATATGTAAAGCTGATAATGTAAGGGTACTTTTTTGTTTTATAAAACGAGCGTAGTTCAGACTCTGTAAATACACTATATCGCGAACAATATTCAAGAAATTCTCTTTCAGTTTCAAAAGAGCTTATTGTTCTAACTTTCTCTACCACACATAATGACGTAACAACAGAACGGTAATAAGCTGGGCCTTTGTTGTCACCTGTACGATAAATAACAATAATGTCGTGCTGTTTCATTAGTGCAACATCAGACATGGCACATATGTATATCTTTCTAATACTATTTGCATATGAAACGTCAGAGACAATGTCTGGAGATTCAGTAATTAACTTCGAATCAGGGAATAGCCTTGTATGGAAAGCAGGGTAGATCGAGAGTATGAATTTATTTTCTTCATTTCTGTTATTTATATATGGATAGTCTGAGAGTAAGTCACCTGTAAGTTCATCTGTGCTCATGTCACGCACAAGAACATTTTCCACACCGTTCTCAGAGGTTTTAGTTCCGGTTTTTATAAAACCATATTTCTGAAATAGCCTTATGAGATAGCTATGTTCGTCGAAAACGGTTACGTAGATATCATCGACCATATCACGTAAAGCGTGATCAAATATTTTTTTTAAGAATCGCTGTCCTCGAAGAGTTCCTTTGGGATTGAATTTAAATGTTCCTATTTTTAAGTGTTTACCTTCTCGAATCTGTGGCACCACATCATCTACAACACCACTTTCGATTTTAAGGTACATGAAACCGTCAATTGAGTTATTTTCATCATATAAGACATATGCTTTATCTTTTTCTGGGGTTTCACATTTTTTATAGAACCATTCAACGAACCCCTTAGAATAGTTTTCCTTCAACGAATCAAAAAATGGATCTGCAAAATCTACTTGATTGAAAGGTATATATTTTAAGTTTTCCATCTTAAACTCCATTTTTGAAGCCACATGCTAAGCATAGTGATTTGGATCTAGATATTGTTGCTAATGTATGGTCTGCTGTTGAACAATTTAAACAATTCACCCATTGCCGAGGTGGATTATCGAGCTTATAAGATTCTTTTATTATTTCATCAAGAGGAAAGAAAGTTTTCATGATGTTTATAATGGTTGAAGCATGATATTTTTTAGAGTTGTTTATATCTTCTTCTGATAAACCTGTTTTATCAAATAAGTTTTCGCACATTTCGATTAAAGTTTTTTGACTGATTTCTTCATACAATGTCAAAAAGGAACCTAAAAAATCCTTCTTAATTTCATTGCTATTACTTTTGCCAAGGTGTATAACCTTGTTTCTTTCAACTCTTAATTTTTCATAAGTATCATTAAATCGTTGTGGCAATGTTCTACCGGATATACTGCCAGCAATTTTATGTAATTCTCCGGCGTCCAGTGTTGCACAATCAAAAAAAGATTTAGACTTGTATGAATCTTTTACTTCTTTTAAGAGCAAATATACGCTTTTTTCGGCTATTAAGGCTTTAAGGTAGATTTCTGCTGAATTAAAAAGGATTACTAATCCAGATTGTAAAAAGCTTTCTTTCTCAGACATTAATCTTCTTTTTCTTTGTTCTTCGGACTCATCTGTTACCGGGGATTGTATCATCTCCCAATCAGGTAAAAAATGCAGATAGAATGTCTTCAGGAAAAAGTCTAAATTCCTTTGAGCTGAAAGAAGCATTTCTTGAGGAACCGGTAACTCTTCCATTTTATATTTCCTTATAATAAATGGAGTGACATTTAGATAGAACTTTTATATCTGAAAGAAGGCACTCAAAGGGGGTGCCTGGACCATCTATTCTGACTTTAGAAACCGGTATTCTAGTAAGATTCCTAATACTTACTTTTCCCTCAATCTGCACTAACCATTTACCATCGACTACTTCTTCAAAGTATCTATCAACCAAATAGATTATGGTTCCATCATGTATGGCAAGTGGTTTTGAAAGATGGTCAGGAAGAATAGAGGTATCGAACACGTTTTGATTGATATCCGTCAAATTTCCATTAAGTAATAATTGTGATGGAATAGATACTATTTCGTTTCTTGCATCTTCATATACAGGCCCGCCGCCGGTTGTTAACCAGAATAAAGACACATTAGTTTCTAAAGCACATTGGATGATCCAGTCAGACGGGAATGTGTCACGCATGTATCTGTTGGCCATCGTACTCTTCGATACGCCTAAGTGGTCGCACAAAGCCTGCCTTGTTAAGAACCCATAAGCTTTTACAAGCCTATCAATAGCTTCTTTCCCTCCGCTATTCGGGTTTATAGTGATCCCATTTGTGAGCTTTGAAGTTGGCATATCTCTTTTGCGATCCTAATATCTGAATTGTACCCAATTGGGTACTTGTCACTTATCATTCCGGCTCACCACAAGCCTAAAGAGGATGTTGCATCATGACTCCACACATTTCAATCACCTTAGCTGTGCCATCTGTCTCAATTGAAAAATATAGCGAATTAACTGGTTTATCTATCGACACCATCAACGACATGCTTGCAGACGGTCGACTACTACGCCATCGGCTACGCAAGGATAAAAAGCGTGAAAAAGTGATGATTAACATTGCTGCGATGACAGTCGATGCGCTGTCTGATTGCAACGTGACTATCAACTAGTTCCATTTTGAGACTTCACGGAGCAACTGACTATGTTTGATTATCGCGTATCAAAACATCCACATTTTCATGAGGCCTGCCGGACCTTTGCTCTACGCCACAACATGGCGAAGCTGGCAGAACATGCTGGCATGAACGTTCAGACACTGCGCAATAAGCTCAACCCAGAGCAACCGCATCAGCTCACAGCTCCAGACATATGGCTGCTGACCGATCTCACCGAAGACTCAACGCTGGTTGATGGGTTCCTGGCGCAGAACCATTGTCTGCCCTGTGTGCCAACCAATGAAGCCGCGCGGGAGAAAATGCCGCAGTATGTCCTGAAAGCCACCGCCGAGATCGGCCGTGTCGCTGCGAGTGCGGTTTCTGGTGTTCAGCTAAATGCAACCACCCGCCGTCAGGTTACGTTTTTGATATTCAGAAACTCATCCTTCGCCGCTACCTCTGACAACGGTATGATCTGAATGCCATCTTTTTTGCCATCGGGCGAGTACATAAACAGGTTTCGGAAGTTGCCCGACCCCTTAGCGCTTTTCATCGCTTGGTGAATGTTGTTCACGTCCTCTTGGTTCTGCGTGGCGTCGGTCATGTACATGATGAACGCCGCATGGCTGCCGTTGATGTAATACTTGCGGCGGAATAGCGTGGCGGACTCGTTCAGCAGAACGGAGGGGATGGCGGACAGATATTCCGGCAGGCCGTAAATCTCCTGGTTTAAATCCGGCACCATCAGGTGAATAATGTTGCCTCTGGTGAACTCATACGGCTGTGCGGTCATGCCGTACTGCACAAACCAGTAGGTATCTAGATCGATGCCCCGGCGGGTGTATTTCGCCAGTGACGGCTCCAGCGACAGAATGCCGCCGAGGCGGTTGGTGCGCTTCTCCAGATAGGCGTTACCGAATACCAGATAGTCCTGCACAAACCGGCTGAATGCCTGCTGGCTCAGTAGCGGGTGCGGGATAAAGGTGCTGGTCAGAATGTTTCGCTTCACCGCAATCGGTGAGCTGTGATGTACGGCCACGCAATATGTACGTGCCAGCCCGTCAAAGCTGACCGGCGGCTCATACCAGCGATCCATTTGCAAATACTCCACATAACCCAGTAGCTTCGACGGCCCAGTGTGGAGATTGGATTGCTAAAGCTGAAGTCTTCAGTTCTTATTGCACCGGTGGGTTGATCCTCCTTTGCCAACTGACATCATATCGCTGCGGGAGCGGTCCGGCCTTATCGGAGGTGCAGCTTATCGTGAGCGGATGATCCTGGGCAACGCAGTACCGCCTGGAAAGGAATGCAGGAATAATTAGTTTACTGATTTAAGGCGCCGCTGGCGCAGTGTCACACTTTTAATAACTGCGCTGCTAATCTCCTTTTGAAACCCCTTTCATCAGCAATCTCCATTAATCTTGCTTCTGCCGCAGCTTGGCGGCGCATTCCTGAGAGTGTCAGTCTAAAGTCATGAGTATTCCCCTGAATATTTAATGGGAGGGGAATCGTTGCGAGTAGTATATTCTCAAGTTCCCATGGCGCCTCGACAGGTATCCAGTGAACTTTGGCATGCTTTTCCATCCAGACGTCAAGCCACTGCTCGCCTGGGTGAGTGAATGTCATTCGGGACCCAGATCCAACCCGGCGCAGGGGAAAGCTACTTACACCACTTAACAGCACGCCAAGCGTGCGCCTAAGCGTCGAGCCAGCAGCATTGCCGCTGTAATGCGTTTTGATACGTTTCCTTAAATTAGAACGGCTGTTGGGTTTCCCACGTTGGTCTGGCGAAATGCCTACATACAGCAGAGTGTAGCCGTCAAAGGTAATGCAGCCCTCTGTAGGAACGCCTGGAGGAATTTCCTTAAACCACCAGAAGTAGACGCCATTCACAGCTGGAACTGGCGTTGGCTTTCTCATAACTTCCGTTCTGTCGTAAGTCTTCTCGGGGTAAAAATCGAACATGAGGCTTTCCTTGCTGACTTTTTTCCTGATTTTATTCGTTTGTTATCAGGAATCGATAGTTTTTGGGAAGCAATTAGGGTGAAAAATTTGAGAGAAGAAGCTCAGATTTCTTTGAATGGTTTTTACACTGCCGCCGCACAGGACAGAGTTTTTTATAACTGATTGATTTTATGGGGTTAAGAATTTCAGACAACAAAAAACCCATCAACCTTGAACCAAAACGGCGGGGTTGATGGGCTCCACAAATTGGGGACATCAAAGAAAAGCAGTGGCAATAGTTATGACTGCCCCCTGATAAAAAAGTTCTGCGCGTAACGAAAATTTTTTCGTCGTGCGCAGAACTTAAGAGTTATCCGAGTCCTGGCCAGATAATGATTATCAGCGTACCCGCCAGCGTAAGCAGTACGTTAGCGATAGCGTAGGTGCCCGCATAGCCCAGCGCAGGAATATTGCTGCGTGCGGTATCACTGATAATTTCCATTGCCGGGGCGCAGGTACGGGCCCCCATCATTGCCCCGAAGAGCAGGGCGCGGTTCATGCGAAGCACATAAGCACCGAACAGGAAGCAAATCACTACCGGTACCAGGCTGACGATAAGTCCGGAAACCAACATCTGCCAGCCAACAGCACCCAGGCTGTGGCCAATGCCGCTACCGGCGCTTAAGCCGACACCCGCCATAAAGACCATCAGACCAAACTCTTTCACCATATTGAGCGCCCCCTGCGGAATGTAGCCGAAGGTCGGGTGGTTCGCTCGCAGGAAGCCCAGCATGATGCCGGCGAACAGCAGCCCGGCAGCGTTACCGATGCCAAAGCTAAAGTTGCTGAACTGGAAGGTGATCATCCCGATCATCAGGCCGACGATAAAGAAGGCGCAGAAGGCCAGCAGGTCGGTGACCTGGCTGTGAATAGAGATAAAGCCGATGCGGTCCGCAACGGTTTTCACGCGTCGCGCATCGCCGCTGACCTGCAGAACGTCGCCTTTGTTCAGCACGACGTTGTCGTCAATTGGCATCTCAATCTGGCTGCGGATCACGCGGTTGAGGAAGCAACCATGATCGGTCAGCTTCAGCTGCGCCAGACGACGGCCGACGGCATTATGGTTTTTCACCACAATCTCTTCGGTGACGATACGCATATCGAGCAGGTCGCGGTCAAACACCTCTTTACCGTTGCGGAAGCTCGGGTCGAGGCGGGCGTGGGCATCCGGGTAACCGACCAGGGCAATGTCATCGCCCATCTGCAGCACGGCGTCGCCGTCCGGGTTTGCCAGAATGCCGTTACGGCGAATACGTTCGATATAGCAGCCTGTCTGGCGGTAAATCCCCAGCTCGCGGAGGTTTTTCCCGTCCGCCCATGCAACCAGCTCTGGCCCAACGCGGTAGGCGCGAATCACGGGCAGATAGACTTTACGCTTGCTGTCAGTGTCCAGACCGCGTTCGCGGGCAATTTGCTGAGCGCTGGTCTGCAAATCCTGGTGCTGCAGTTTTGGCAGGTAGCGGGCGCCCACAATCAGGCTCACCAGACCAATCAGATAGGTCAGGGCATAGCCCAGGCTCAGGTGGTCGAGCGCGGTAGAGAGTTGCGCACCGGCCATGCCGGAGTGGCGCAGGGTATCGCCTGCACCCACCAGCACCGGCGTGGAGGTCATCGAGCCGGCGAGCATACCGGCCGTCAGCCCGATATCCCAGCCAAACAGTTTACCCAGTCCTAAGGCGATCAGCAGCGCGCTGCCGACCATGACCAGCGCCAGCATCAGATAATTTTTGCCGTCGCGGAAGAAAATTGAAAAAAAGTTGGGCCCGGCTTCCACACCAACACAAAAAATAAACAGCATAAAGCCTAAGTTGAGCGCGTCCGTGTTAATGCTGAAATGCTGCTGGCCTAATAATAGTGAGACGACTAAAACGCCAATGGAATTACCAAGTTGAACCGAACCAAGGCGCAATTTACCCAGGCAAAGGCCCAGCGCCAGTACCACAAATAATAACAGGATGTAATTCCCATTTAACAAGTCTGCGACGTTTATATTCAC